GCAATGGGGGTGGTCACAGCGTCTGGGCCCCATCAACCTCTGGCTGCGGTGTAACTGCCGGATCCAGTTGGGCGGGGGGCGGCAGGGGGTCAGCAATCGGGCCAAACTCACCTGCCATCGCACGGCTCCAAATGCTCTGGCTGTGGGCAAGAGGGTCGGCGGCAGCGCACGTAAAGGGCACGACACCAAGGCCGTCAAACGTCACACGGCAATCAAATGCCGCCCGGTCCTCGCCACACCAGATTAAATTTTCAACAGTTGAGTAGTTCATGTTTTAACTCCGGGATCAGGCAACGCGAACGGCGAGCAAAGCAGGGAATATTGTTGCGTTCAAACAGCCATTAAAGTAGGCGCGCATTCCAAAACATAGGAGTCGCCATGTACCACTTACGGGAGCAGCAGTTCTAGCACCACCGGAAATAGATGTGGTCCTTCCAACTATGTTCCCGGCGACTCCAAAGACGTCATTAGCATTCAGGTTCATAAAGGAACTGCCAAAAGGTGCCCAGTTTCCGGTAGTTGCTCGAAACAGGTTTGAGCCTGACACATTGGTGCCCGCAGTGGTATCAGTGCCGCTCGTGAACCAAAACACGCCAAGGCTTCCTATATCGTCAAAAGCTGGCACACCGCCAGCAGTGGCCCAGGTGTTATCTCCACGCAGGAATGTGGTGCTGTTGGCTGTACCGGAGCCAAGACGTGCAGTCGCAACCGTTCCAGAAGACAGGTTGGAAGCGTTCAGGCTGGTGAGGTTCGCACCGCTGGCCGCCGGGAGTGTGGCAGGGAAGCGGGCGTCGGGCACCGTGCCGGTGGAAAGGTTTGAAGCGTTCAGCGCCGTAAGCGAGGTGCCTGCACCGCCCAACACCCCCGTCGCGCTGATCGTCAGCGAACTTGCCGGAGCCCCGGGATTGATATCCAACGCGTTGTTGGGGTTGACGAACAGCGCGCCGCTCGCATCCGGCAGCGTCATCGTCCGGTTGTTGTTTGAGTTGGGCGACTCGATCGTGAAGATGCCAGTGCCCGACACGTTGCCTTGAACTTTTACTTGACTCATGCTTGGCTCCAAACGGCGACGGGCTCAGTCGGCCAGTTAAGGTTTCCCGCGACAGGATTCACAGCGATGTTGCGGCACCGCGCACGGTAGTCGAGAAACGCATCCCGGTTCGTCAGATGCGGATTGCGCGCGGGGTCGTACACATCGGGCTCGTTCACCCAGTCAGTGGCTTGAAGGCGCTGCTCGGCGTTGAGTTTGTTTGCGTCAGCCGTAGCAATCGGGGCAACGTACGGAGCCACAGGGCCAAACTGCCCTGCTGCGGCAGCGGCGTAAATTTGACGACCGTGCTCTTCGACATCGTTGGGGTCGGCTGTGAACGGCAGTTCTTCTGGGTACTCGGTCCACTTAATAATGAGGTTGATCAGTGTCTGCTCGATGTTGCCCCAGCGCGGGGCTTTTGCGTATTCAAGTTGCATGATCTGATCCTGTTAGGAAATGCGAATCCAAACGGAAATTCTTTGGCCGCCTGTGAAACTGTAATAACCCATCAGCCGCCACGTTCCGGAAGGCGAGCCGGAAGCGGTATAACTGCTCCCTTGAAAGCCTACGTAGTTTAAATTTGAACCCGCCGTAGTTATGTTTGTTCCGGAGCCAATGTTGGTTGTTTCTCCAATTAAAAGCGCATAGGTGCCCAGCGCCCCAAGAGTTGCCCCTGCGGTTGCACTCAAAACCTGGTTCGTCGTTGGCGACGTGCTAATAACCTGCCACGTACCGTCCCCGCGAAGGTAAGTCGTGCTGTCGGCGGTTCCCGTTGCAGAAAGTTTGGCAATCGTCACTGCGCTGTTGGCGATTTTTGCAGTTGTGACGTTGGAGTCAGCAATCTTTGCAGTCGTGACGTTGGAGTCAGCAATCTTCGCAGTCGTAACTGCCGCGTCCGCAATATCTACGGTAGCAACCGCGCCCGTAGCAATCTTGGCAGTGGTTACGCTGCCGTCTTGCAAGTCCGCAGTGGCGATCGACAAACCGCTGATCGCACCGTTACCGTTAATCGTTACAGGCATGGTTGCCGCTCCTTAGATAATCGTCCAGACAGCGCCCGTGGACACCGTCACCGTCACACCGCTGTCCACCGTGATAGGGCCAAACGTACCGGCGTTCTTGGTGCCGGGGATGGTGTAGTCGTTGGTCACCGTCTGGTCGTTTTCAAAAAACACTTCGTTCGCGCCGCCGCCCGTGGCACCACCGCCGCCGCCTGCCACCTTGACGAAGTCCCCTGCGTTGGAGTCCCACGCAGCAAACACCGAACCGCCCACAGGCAGGGCAATACCCGTCGTCGGAGAACCGGGGCCCCCCTTGAGGGTCAACACACTGTCGCTGGCGTTGATGACGACGTATGTCTTGCTCAGCTTGGGTGCGAAGACAGAACGTGCTGTACCGGGAGTGCCGGTGGCAATCAGGATGGCCGTGCGCGCTTCGTTTTGCGCGCCACCAGCAGTCGTGGACAGCGTCCAGTCCCCGCCAGTTACGTCCGCCGTGGAGGTCGAGGCAATCGAATCTTCGATCAGTTGGGTCAACTGGTTGTTGACCGCCGTGCCCCAAGTGTTGGTTAACTCCCCGGTGACAGGCTGCACGAATCCAAGCAGCGAGGTATATGCGGATGGCATTTAAGGCTCCTTCGTGTCGATATTGCGCCAGCCAGCGTCAGCCGAAGTTGAAACATTTTGCCACGAGGAGGGGCCAGTGTCATCAATTACGGTCCACGCGGCATTCTGGGTATCGACGATCAATTCCCATTTCAGGCGGGCCATGATCTGGTCCGCCGCGTTCACGTTCTCTTGGATCAGCGCGGCAAAGGTCGCGATCACCGCAAAGGCTTCCTGCGCCGTCGCCGACTCGTCCACCGACACCGGGAAAGTCGCCGCAGCAGACACTGCCTCCGACCCCATGGCCGACTCAGCGACCTGCGCCCCGATGATCAGCGTTGAGGACTCCGTGGTGTCCCCCGTAGCCGCTTCTGCCACATCAACAAAATACTCCAGCCCGGCCATCAGCAAATCGTCGCCGGTGACGCTCTCGGAGATGTTGGCGGCGTAGGTCGGCAGCGATGAAACCTCGTCGGCCCCTGCGGCGCTGTCTTCAAAACTAACCGCAAAGTTCGCAGCCGCCGCATTGGTCTCGGAGCCTTGCGCGGACTCGCTGACCGCCACCGGGAACGTCGCTGCTGCCGACACCGAGTCGGTGCCGCTGGCACCCTCGTCCACAACCCCAAACACGGCGTGCTGGGTGAACGCGAAGTCCGCGCCTTCGGCGGTCTCGGAAATCTGGGACGGGAACACCGCCCCCGCCAGAACTGCATCGCTGCCCGTAGCAGTCTCGGAGATGTTGGTGGCGTAGGTCGGGGTAGAAGAAACCGTGTCCGTGCCCGTGGCGGTTTCGCTGACGCTGCCCAAGAACGTCGCTGCCGCCGACACCGTATCCGTGCCAGTGGCCGTCTCGGCAATCACACCGCCGAACGTCGCTTTTGAAGCAACCGCGTCAGAACCTGTCGCAGTCTCAGAAACCGCGCCCCTAAACGTGATGCGCGAAGCCGTGGTGTCCGAACCTGTTGCTGTCTCGCTGACGGAAGCCGGAACAGATAAATTAGCGCGGACGGTGTCCTGCGCCGTGGCGCTCTCGATAACCGCAGCCGTGAACACGTTCCCCGCCAGCGCGGAGAAGGCGGTTGTCGAGAACGCGTAGAAGCCGAACATTAGACGACCGTCCACACGGAGCCGGAGGGCACCGTCACTGATACACCGCTGGCAAGCGTCACCGGACCCCCGCTGATGGCGTTATGCCCGTCGTTGATCGTCGAAGACACTGTAATCGTGGCTTCGTTCTCGATGTACCCCATGCCGCCGATGACCGCCCGACCTGCGGGGTAGTCACAGAACACGTCCTTGGTGCCAGCGGAGAAGTTGACGAGCGCGCCGGAGTTGCTAGAGGCCAGCACGGTATTACGGGCAAGCGTGGTGCCCGAAGCCGTGTACGTGCCGATGCCCACCTCCCACTCGGAAGTGCCTTGCCCAGCAATCGTGTAATAGGTGGTGTTGCCGTTGCCGATTGCCGCGAAGGTTTGAAACCCCGTGACGGCTCCCGCCAACGTCACCGTACCGGTGCCAGCCGTAGTTGTTGTCTCGCGGACTCGATCCGCAAGGACGAAGGCCATATCAGGCCCCCGTCAGTTGGTCTTCGTCAAACCAGCGTTGTTGCGTGACCCCGTTGGCATCCGTCCACTCCACGAGGTACTGGATGATGCCGCTGTCGTCCATGCGCAAAGCCAGCACGGGGCCTTGCGGCACCACACTGGTCAGCTTCACAACGTCGCCCTTCTTGAACGCGGTGGCCATGTCGGCTCCTTATGCAGCGTCAAGGCTGAAGGTGTAGGTCACAGTCAGCGTGTCACCGTTGACCACCGAACGATCGCCGGGGGACTGGAAGTCCGAGGCGGAGAACAGGATGCCCGTCGAACCGCCTTTGGTGTTATCGCTGGTCAGGAACGCGCCGCCCACGGTGGTCGTGCCGTTGATGCTGTAGGTCGCGGGGGAAGCGCTGTTGGTGATAACAGACGGATCAGCCGTGGAGGCCGCAGCAAACGTAGCAGCGGGGCGAGTGGATTGGCTATACGCCGTGACTTCCGTCCAACCGCCGTGCGAAGACATGGTGTCCGAAGCGTTCGGGGTGTTAGACGCACCTGCGCCGTACAGGCCGATGTACCACGCAGCGGTGTAGCCGCTACCAGTGAAGTACTTGTCGTTCATGTCCTTGAGGCCGACGTTGACCACGAGGTTGTGTTTCTCGGCAGACCACTTCAGGTTGCCTTCGCTGTCGTGGCACTGGACGGTGAACACGCCACCCGCTTTGACTTTTTCGTTGAACATGGTCGCTCCTTATGCGATTCTGATGATTGCCGAAGTGTTGGTGGCAGCGGGGAACTGCACCGTGAAAGTTGTCGTCGAGGTCTTGTCCGCGCCAAAGTCCAGCACGCACACTGCGCCATCGGTCCCGGGCTTGTAGATCAACGCACCGCGCGCCGTGAACGCCCCTGACCACGACACGTTTGAAAACGAGATGTATGCGGTGGTGCCGCCAAGCACGGGTGTCGTGCTCACAGTCAGCGCTTCGCCGCCAGCGGTATACCCCGCCGCAACAACCTCACCCGCAGTGGTGTACTCGGTGGTGTCCACGCCCAACGACGCAGCGTTGGTGTACAGCGCGATGTAGAAGGTGTCCGAATCGAAGTCGAAGTCGCCCTTCATCAAGCCGAGCTTGAATACACTGCAAGTGGCGTTGCCGGTAAAAGCCATCAGGCAACCCCGTTATTCTGCGGCAGCGGTGCCACCCGGAACTGCCCACTGCGGTACGCATCACTGCGCTCCAGACCGTCACCCAGACGCTTGGCCATATTCAGCGCTTCGGCATACCGCTGCGCATACAGCGCCATCATGTCGGTCTCGCCCTTCATGTAGGTGTACGCCTCGACCAGCGAGCCATATAGCAGCACCGAGTCAAAGTTGTCGCCCAACCAAGTCTGCCCGTCCGCTGCCACCGTGATGGACTCGGGGTAGAAGAAGTAGTGAAGCTCGACCGAGTACTGCGTGTCCGGCGTGGGGCCCAAGATAAACGACAGTTCATCCGTCAACACCGGGTTGGGGCTGCCCGTGGTCGTCGGACCAAACAGCGCGTAGTACTTGGGAATGCCAGTGCTGGCCGGGCTCGGGTAAGCCTGCCGAATGAAGTTCACGTCCTTGTTGAGCAAGTACTCGTAGTTGCCGTCGCCGTCGATCACGGCCATCGAATACACCGACAGAAAGTCGGTGGGGGCAGACAAATACTTGTTAGAGGCCGTGGTGTTGCCCGTCACGTTTTTACGCAGCGACGGGAACTGCACCGAGTTGTAGATGCGCTGCTCGGCCTGCTTGATGAACGTGTTGATGATCGACGGGGTGGTCCCGTAATCAAACGTGTTCTCAGTGTAGTCCTGAATCGCAGTGACCAACTCGGCGTAGTTCATTCAGTACCTCAAGCCATCGGGCCGCGAGCCATCACGCCTTTGGTAGCCGCACCCGTGCCACGAATCTTGATGCCAGAGGTTTTGGTCTCCGGAAACGGATTCGTGCGCTCAGTAGCGACAGACACGTTCTTGCTCAGCGCTTCTTTGACCGGCATGGTGCCCGCAGGCTCCAGCGGCTTGTACGTGGGGTTGCGATAGGTGGCCATATCAGGCTCCTTTGCGACCGGGGCTGCGCTGGTTCATGACCTTGGCCATGTTGCGCCCGTACTTGAGCATGTCGCTGTTGGTCTTGCCACCAGCGCGCAGTTTGGTCGGGGCTTTGCCCGGGTGCATATTCTTCTCGTGCTTGCGCACTGCGGTTTTAGCGTCCATGTTCGACTCCTTATGTCGTGACTACCTCGACTGTACCAATTTGCACGGTGGAAACCAAGTCGTTTGGAGTAAGCGCCGCATCGAAAAACGACGCGCCCCCCACCGGGTTCCACCCCCACTGAATCACGCGGCTACCACCGGTGGTGAAACCGTCCGGGCCCGTGCCCGCGATTCGATACGTGCTGTCCGGACGTGGATTGCGCAGCGCCTGCGGGTCGTCCACCGGATACATGCCCAACTGCAACTGCGGCTGGTCAGGGTCCCAGCACGTGGGACAAACCAAAAGCTGGTACCTTTTAGTTTTAATAATCTCGGTCTTCAACTCCGTCAGCTTATAGCGCTGCCCGCACCGATCG